AATCAATTTTATTATTTATTAGTTTAGTAAATTTATTTAATTTTATTAGAAATTCGTATTAAGCATAATAAATGGTTAATTAGTTTATTTAGTTATCTTTAAAATAGTATTTTTTATATAATGAGCACAATATTATACTATAGTACATACTGTGACAATTGTAGTAAATTATTACAAATGATATCAACATCAAATTCTAAGAAAGATATACATTTTATTAATATTGATAAAAGAGTTAAAAAAAGCAATGGCGCTACTTATATTATTTTAGAAAATGGGCAAGAAATTCTTTTACCTCCTACAATTACAAAGATACCAGCATTATTATTATTAAATAAAGGACATCATGTTCTTTTTGGACAAGATATATATAAACATTTAGAAGCTCAAAATATAACATATACAAACCAAACTGTTAAAGCTAACGGAGAACCAACCGCATTTGCTTTGTCTAGTAGCTCTGGTGGGTATGGTGTTGCTTCTGATAATTTTAGTTTTTTAGATCAAGACCATGAATCTTTATCAGCAAAGGGAAATGGTGGTATGCGACAACAACATCATTATGCAGATGTTGAATATGTTGGAAATATAGATACTCCACCGGATACATATGAACCTGATAAAGTTGGAAACGTATCAATGGAACAACTTCAACAGAGGCGTAATAATGATATACAACCTCAATATAGATAAAAATACAAAAAATACAAAAATAATTAATTAAAAATTGGTTTAAATAATATAATTTAGATATATTACATTATCTAATATGAATAAGTCCCAAGTCGTCGATGCCTTCAATAAACACTTTATTGAATTTGTAATTGATATTGAACGGGTATTTCCAAACGATACAGATATTATGTCAACTCGTAAAACAATAAATAAAGCTCTTACATTAATGCCAAGAGCATTAATTAAGATGTTTAACGATAATATTGTAAAACTATATAGCAAACAAATTGACGAAGGCGATATTTCATTTTTTATTGATAATGATTATAGAAAAACACACGGATATAAAGAAGATGAACAAGTGTGGGCTTTGGATAAAATAGAATCATTGCGCCAACCAGTTAAGAATATGAATGTAGAGGAACAACAAAAGGTACTTAAATATTTACAAAATTTAAAAAAACTAACAGAACTTTATATTCAATTAAAAAGTAATTGAGATTAAATATTATTATTACTATTTTATGATTTAAATATATAATTATTATAATCAAATATATAATAATTATGGAAAAAACACAGGGGACAAAGGTTGAAGTACCAAGCGAATTTAAAAAAATTATTGTAGATATGACAAAAGATATATTGGTTTCCTTCCCAGAACAAAAAGATAATATGAATGAAAATTTACATAATTTAGTATTTGAGAATGATTTAGAAAAATTAGATTATTCACTCAAGTATGTATTTACTTTTTGTAAAACAGTGTATCCTAAACGTTTTTTTGATATTCTCTATCAAACAGTAGATATATTTAATGAAGATGTTGAATTTTTACCAGGAATTAATTTTAAGCTATTATGGAGTGAAAATATTACAGATAAAACACGTGAAACAATTTGGAAGTATTTACAGTTAGTATTATTTAACATTGTTTCTAGTATTTCTGATGGAAATACATTCGGTGATACAGCCAAAATGTTTGAAACAATTAATCAGGATGAATTTAAATCTAAATTAGAAGAAACAATAAGCCAAATGCAAACACTATTTGGAGAAAATAAAAAGGACGGTAATGGTAATGATAATGGTAATAATGGAGATGAAAATGTCTCTTCCGAATCCGGAAAAACGACTGGAATTAATTTAGAAGATTTACCAAATCCTTCAGATATTCAAGATCATGTAAATAGTATGATGAATGGGAATCTCGGTAAACTAGCAAGAGAGATTGCGGAAGAAACTGCGAGTGAATTAAATATTGATATGGAAAACGCAAGTTCTATTAACGATGTATTTAAAAATTTAATGGGTAATCCATCTAAGCTAATGGGTTTAGTTAAAAATGTCGGTTCAAAATTAGATACCAAGATGAAATCAGGAGATGTTAAGGAAAGTGATTTGTTGGCAGAAGCAAGCGAAATGATGAAAAAAATGAAGGATATGCCTGGCATGGGGGATATTCAAAATATGATGAGTAAAATGGGAATGAATCCACAAGGGAAAGGTCCTGGAAAAGTAAATACAGGAGTAATGCAAAATAATTTAAATAAGAAATTAAGGGATGCAAAAAATCGTGAAAGACTTCTAAGAAACTTGGCAGAAAAGAAAGCAGCTGCGGCCGCCACAGAAGAATCAGAACAATCATTACTAACTGCAAAAGATAATGATAATGATATTGAAATAATTGAAAATATTGTTTTTTCAAAAGGAGAACAAGTTGAACGGAGCACACGAGACCAAATGACCTCTCTATATAATCCAACTCAAAATCAGGATAAGAAGAAGAAGAAAAAAAAGAAAAATAATAACAAGAATTAAAAACTGGTATAACCACCTAATTATACTATACTATACTATATTATACTATACTCTATAAAATATTTGTGATTATATATATAAATGAATAGTTCATTCTGGTTGGAAAATCCAAATATTTTATTTAAATCAGGTCAGCTATCTAATATTTGGCCTATGACAGATATGACATTTGAAAATAAATTAAACGCAATAACACGACTTGTCATAATATTAATAATCATTGGATATTTATTTACAAAAAACAATAAAGTTATATTATCAGGATTATTGTCTTTAGGTGCTATTATTCTTCTTTATAAAATGAAAAAGGACAAAAAAATTAAGAAAGAGGGATTTACTAATAATCAATTATACAATGCTTTAAAACCAAGTTTTACAGAACCAACACAAAGTAACCCTGTAATGAATGTTTTATTACCGGAAATAAATGATAATCCTCATCGTCCTAAGGCAGCACCATCTTTCGTTCCGATTGTTGAAAATGATATCAATAATAAAACAAAAGAATTTATTGCTAGTAATTTTAATGACCCAAAGATTGATGAAAAATTATTTAAAGATTTAGGTGATAATTTTAATTTTGAACAATCTATGCATGCTTGGCATCCTATGCCGAATACTATGGTAGCAAATGACCAGAAATCTTTTGCTGAGTTTTGTTATGGTGATATGATAGCATGTCGCGATGAAGAAAATAATGAAATTGCGTGTGTAAGAAATATGCCGCCTCGTTGGACAAATTATTAATAAAATTCCAAGAATTAATATTATAGGTAAACTATTATGTAATATTTTTATATTTAATCATATTATATAATATAATGGCGTCTGTATTTGATTATAAATTTAACCAGGCCGCAAGATTAGGTGATGACCGAACGGATGTTAGTCAGCGTACATTACAAAACTCTGAATATGCGAATTACATGCTTGATAGTTTTCGTCCATCATGCCCTACATCAAACCATGTTGATTTTGCAACAAGTCAACCTAGCATAAATTTTACGGGTAGTCATCAAGTTAGTGTAGGCGGTTCCAATATCAAGGAAAGTTCAGAATTATTAATAAAAGGTATTTCCAAACCTAAATGCCGTATTTCTTTAAATGAACGTCCTTACTTAACGGTTCCTTATTTAGGGCGTGGTAAATGCGACCCTGAATTAGAATCTAATATGCAACAAGGTGATTTTGCAAACAATAAAAAAAGTATTAATCCTAGTAGTGAAGTGTGTTATTCAAAGTATTCTTTAACCCCTATGATACCAACAGTAAAAGCAACTATTAGTAACCCAGCTAATTTAATTGAAAGTAGTGCAGCAGAAGGATGGATTCGTGGTGGATTACCTTCACGCGAATTGGCCCGTGATAAAGAATATACTGAAACACTTAATCGTTATTAAATAAAAAATCATTTATTGAAATAATGATTTATTGAAAAATATATAAGTAAATGAAATATCACCAATTAAACAAATAAATATAAAAAACATTATTAGTTTTTCTAATACTGTTTTATTTTTTATTTTATAAAAATAAATGAGTGTAATAAAAAAAAGGTATCGAAATTATATCACAATAATGTGGTATTTCATTAAGTGTTGTCATTTATAATTATAAAATATAATTATTTAAACATAATATAATTATTTAAACATAATATAATTATTTAATCATTTAATAAATGTATCAAGCTGATTTTGTATGCACCTATAAATTATTTGATGATATGGATGATAACGATAGAGAACAAATGTATCGTATTCAAATACTACAAGCATTTGATTTAACTGAATGGAATGACGATAAAATTAATAAAATAATTGAAGAATTATATTTTTCTATTTCTAGTGATGGTGTGTTTAATGATATTTTTAAAAAGGCGAAAACAAATACACATATTAGTGAAATATTAGAAATATATAGAGCAAATAATACAGAAATAGAAACCGATAAAATTGCTATTATAGATGAAAATGATATCATATTTAAGCTTTTATTCAAATACGAATATTTTGATTTAACTCATCGGTGTATTATTGATTTTATAATTAATAAATCTATTGATGAAAAATATTTGAATAAGTTACTTTCTGAATTATAATACAATTAATTATCAATATTTTTATTCTTTTTTATAAATCTATATTAATATATTATAGTAATGGCCTCAACAAGAAATATAAATACACGCGGTAATTATAATTTAGAACAAGAACATTTTAATATAGGAAGGGAAAATATTTTATATATACACAATCCACAAGGTAGAGCATATATAAACGCAATGCCTAGTGTCGGGTATATGCCAGAACGTATGCCGAGAGATACATTATCAAGTAATCCAATTGAAATTGAATCTATGCTGTTTGGAATTAATTCAACGAATCTAGTTAAACCCCAAAAACCAATTAAACCAAAGTTGAAATCTATTCCAACCTTGCACTTTTTTGATCGTCTTCCTACTCACTTACCGAAACCTCTTGTTGTTGAAAATAATCAACGCCCTTACCCTATTTAATTTATAATAATTAACTATATACTAAAAATATATACTATAAAATTATATACAATATTATAAAATATAATAATATATATAATAAATAATGGCATTTACACGATTTCACGATGACCCATGCCGAATAAATAAACAATTACAAGAATCTACCGGAACTGGTAGATATATGTTGAACGTTCCAGGTAACGGAAGCAAACCACTATATATGGAAGACCCGCATATTCGTATGCAAAAATGGGGAGGTAATTTAATGACCAATACTGTAAATTTAGAAAGTGATTTATTGGGTTTATCTAGAAATAGCAATCGCGATGACCCTAAGAAAAATGACTACAAATTAAATGCTGTTAAAACAAAACAAGTAACTTATGATAATGGAAATGCTACAACTGATCAATCAAGAGCAACACACCCTGCTTGGGAATATCGTGATTTAGAACAAACCAAATACAGTATATTACCATTAAACCCTCAAGAAAATACCTGTTTCCCTTTTCAAAATAATTTAAGTACACGTATATTGGAAAAGGATATTTTTGTTGCTAAGGCGCCTAGACGATTAATTGATAATTAAACTATTATTTGTTTAGCATTTAGATATAGAGTTAATAAATATTTATATAAATAATACAATATATAATAAATTTACTATTTATTATATTTAATATATATAAATGGCTGAATTAGCAGTTCCGTTAATAGCATTAGGAAGTATGTATGTTATTTCAAAACAAAAAGATACAAAAAGTAATAATGAAGGTTATGCAAACATGAAATCTACAAAAAATCCATTACCTGGAATAAACCCTCCGAATCCTATTAAAAATTTTCCTACATCCGAAGAAATAACAAGAGAGAATAACGTGGGTGCTTACACTAATCCAAATCAACATACTGACAAGTATAGCAATCCTACTCAAAACGGAGCATCTAGAAATGATTTACCCGGTCCAAATTATTCATTAACCGGAAAAGAAATTGATAAAACTAATTTTAAACATAATAATATGGCTCCTTTTTTTGGAGGGAAAATTCGTGGAGCAACTGTAGATAGCACTATTCATGAAAGCATTTTAGATAATATGCAAGGTTCTGGTTCCCAACTTTTTTCTAAAAAAGAACAAGCACCTTTATTTAATCCACAAGAAGGATACCAATATGCAAATGGTGCTCCGAATGTAAGTGATTTTATACAATCACGGGTTAATCCTAGTATGAAAATGGCAAATGTAAAACCTTGGGAAGAGCAACGCGTTGGTCCCGGTTTAAATAAGGGATTTACCAATGATGGTAGTGCTGGATTCAACTCAGGCATGGAAGCACGTGATTTATGGACTGACCGAGGTGTGGATGAACTTCGTGTTGCTACGAATCCAAAAATGACATTTGAACTGCAAGGACACGAAGGACCTGGAACGCACTTTATTAAAAATGCCCCTTCTTCACAAACACAAGGAAAGGTTGAAAAGCATTTACCTGAAAAATATTTTGCTTCTGGTCCTGAACGCTGGATGACAACAACTGGTTTAGAAAAAGCCCAAACAGCAAGAGGTATTGAGGTATTGCAAGATGTGAATAGAACTACTACAACTTCTGAGTATTATGGCACACGCGCGAACCAAGGCGAGGGTATGTACGTTGACCAAGAACACCAACCGTCTCGTCGTCAAGCACTTCCACAAAAAGCGTTTGCTCCTGCCACCTGTCCTGGAACCGCATGCCCAACTACAGGTGATTATGGAATTCAAAGTTTTTCAACCTTATCAAATAATCGTTCCACAACTCGTCAAAACACTGTAATGGGGCCTGTTGGTGGTATTATAAAAGCAATTGTTTCGCCGGTTGTTGATTTTATTAGACCAACGCGCAAGGAAGATGTAGTGGATAGTATGCGTGTCAGTGGAAATCCTACTGCACCAGTTACAAATGGTCAAATATATAATCCAGCTGATCGCACCAAAACAACAATTAGGGAGATGACCGAGGCTGATTTAGATTGTAATCATTTAAATGTTCAACAACAAAGTGCAAGCGCTTATTTGGTTTCTAAACATCAACCAGTTCATTTACAACGTGATACAACTACAACATCGCATACGGGTGTTGCTGGACCAAATGGTCTTGCATCTACAAAATCATATGAAGCTGAATACCGTCAACGAAATAATGTAAATAAAACGCAAGAAATTCACCCGAATCAAGGAGGAACACAAATGTTTAACCAAGTGGAAAACATTTCTATACATAAGCGCGATGGTGATAGAGATAATAATAGGTGGTGGGTTCCTAGTTCCGGTGGAACTGCGGGTATAACCGCTAGAGGTGTTGTTGAAAATATAGATCGTGTTAAGGTATCGCAAAGTTATGATCAAAATGTAAATAATGACCGAATTGCTCCTGAGTTATTGAATGCCTTTAAAAACAATCCGTATACCCAAAGTTTAACCAGTTGGGCCTAATATTAAGTCTATAATCAAATATTTATTTACCCTGTTACATTAAGACTACAGTCAATGTTAATATATTTTTTTCCGTCTTTGTATTCAGTTCTTAATTCATAGCTTTTTGAAAATATTAAACATTTTGAAGCATCTTCTGTCGCGGGTATGAATTTAAAATTATCATTATACTTGTAACCATTGTTCTTTACAGGATTGAAATCAGAAGCAGTTGTTGATTTAATGAATTCATTAAATATTGTTTGTTTCTTTTTTTGTGAAATATAATCACTAGAATCACCCTTTTTAATTAATTTATTAAAATTAGTTGCCATTTATATTATATATATATTAATAATTATTTATATTTTATATATACTAATAATTATTTATATTTTATATATACTAATAATTATTTATATTTTATAATATTATAAAATGGATTCAGCGCAATTAACAACAACATATAACAGAACATTACAAAATGTAATTAACTATTATAATTGGGTTATTCACTATATTAGTCGTATGCGTTTAAATTACCGAACAAAAAAATACTATATCGGTTTATACCAACGCCGTTTTGCTCAACATCATAAAGCATTAAACGCTCAATATCATAACCGTTTAATATCCTTAGTAAACCCGAGTGAAATTACAATCACCAAAAATAAAAGAGGATTATTAATTGGTATTAATTATAATGGAACGGATGCTCAATTAAATGGTTGTATTAACGACACTATGTCTATTCATACTGCATTAACTAGCAGTTATGGATTTAAGACGGATGATATTTCCATTATAACCGATGATACCGAAAAGAAACCCACGAGAGATGAAATATTATCTGCATTTAAATCATTTTTAGAAAGCGGTGAAGAAGGCGATTTACTGTTCTTTTCTTACAGTGGCCATGGGTCTTCTACATATGATCGCAATAGTGATGAAAATGATGGCAAGGATGAAATGATAGTTACATCAGATCTTAAAGGTATTTTGGACGATGAATTAAAATCTCTCATTCAATTACATTTGAAGAAGGGTGTTACTCTCTTTGCCTTGTTTGATTGTTGCTTCAGTGGGACAGTTTTAGATCTTAAATATCAATACTTGGATAGTTTAGAAAATGATACTTTTACTACTGATAACAATGATACCGAAACCAATAGCAATGTTATTATGATTAGTGGATGCAACGATACGCAAACAAGCGCAGATGCCTATATGGAACAAAAATATCAGGGAGCAATGACATGGGCGTTCTTAAATTCCTTAAAGGAAAAATCATCATCGTCTAATCTCTCTTGGAAGAATTTATTAATT